CATCTGCGTTGTGCCGGGGGCTGCCACAACGATATATACCTCGTCAATCAAATCCCAAAACACCGAAAAGAACGAATTGGCCGTAAGGCTGCTTTCTGTATGGGCGGGGAAGCTAACAACACGTCCGTCATCCAGCGTTCCAGAAAACGCGACGATAGTTATGCTGTCATCCCCACCAGTGACAGGGAACGCCGGGACATAGGTGAGAATGCGATACGCACCACGCGGGTTAATCGTGTCTGATGCCACCGCGTCCCGTTCTTCACCAGTTTGCCCAATAATAGCAGTGGGAGGCGGGAATGCAGTCTTGCCCATCGCAAAATTATGCTTGGCCGCTGTCTCGCCTTTGAAGGTAAACGTCACTTTCAAAGTGCCGGGATCAAACGAACGCGACACGATAACCAGATCACCAACAAAGCCGGTTTCTTCGCTTTGCCACCGCAGGCAATCGCCCGGTCGATATTCACGCCATGCAGGCCCGAACGTAAGCGTAATAGGCCCAACCTCTCGGCTGTCCGCTAAAGCATATGTTGCCACCTGTCCGGCCTGATCCTTATCAGCCACCAGATTAAGCGGCCAAGCCCGAACCTTCCTTTCCCCGTCCTCGGTCTGATAGGTGCTGCCATCAATAGCCGAAGCCGTGACAAGCTGCCAATTGCTCGCAGGGTCAGTGAATTGAGGACGCACGGCATTAAACCTATCGCGGTGCGATTGCAGCGTGATTAAATCGCCACCATCCTCGTCAATGTCGCTGTCGGTAAACGTGGCCAAGGCCACACGCGGGCGCTGCCAGTCGAACGACAATACCGCCCCAGCCATAAGCCACCGGCCTGCACCCGCCGCACAAATGTCATCAAGGTTGCGCTTGCGCTGTCCCGGCCCAGCATCCGGCCCGCCTTCAAAGATAACGCCAGAACACGTCCAATTGTTTACATCGCAATCATTCGCCCACGCCGCCACAGATACCCAATCAATCCCATCGTCAGGGACGCCAAGTCCCATGACCTTTACGCCGTTATTATAATACCCGAAGGCATAGGTGCCAGAATAGAGCGCCGGGGAAGGGTCATAGACATAAGTGCTTTCGTCACCCAAGCGACATAACCCCGAACCGCCGGGGCGAGTGCTATCCAAGCGTGGGTCATATACAAGGTTACCATCCCAAATTGCCCCGGTGACAGGGATACCGCTGGAGTAGCGTTCCCCGTCTTTGTCAAACAGCAGGTTCCAGCCGATAGCCGCATTACCGCTTAACTTGTGCGCGCTTGTCCAATTGCCAGCAGGCGCGTTCAATGGAGGGACGAGTGCCGTAGCTTCAGGCGTTGCGCCTAACTGGCTGTCATAGCCAAAAAACCCGTTATAATATAAACCGATAGGCTTAAAATCGAATTGCGGCTCCACCAGTGCGTGAACTGGCCCCACGCCAGAATAGACGTCCACCATCCAAAGATAGGGGTTTGGCACCTTCTTGCGGGTCGCGCCATATCCCGTTTGATGCCGCCTCACGCCTGCAAAATACGTGCGCCCTAGCAAAAATGGCCTAGGCGGTTCCGCTGCAATGATTGTTTGTGTGATAGAGCCCCGCGCAACAGGCTTAGGCGCTGTAAGCTGTGTGCCTATATTGGCTACGCCGGCAGCAAATCCCGCAATCGCTCCAATCTTTGCACCAGCAGCAAGCACACCAACAGCGCCAAGGCCCGTCGCGGCAAGGGCAACAGCGCCAAGCGCAACACCAACCGTTCGAAGAACCTTACTCACAGTCGCCAAGCCCCTATAGCCGCGCTCATGTCGGCACTAATTACAGTGCAACCGGGCGCGTCCTCATGCCACCCGATCCATTTACTCACCCCCGCTCTTATCACAATTGCGTCAAAGTTACCATCACCGGGCAACGCCATAACATCGCCAACCCGGCAAAATGCAGGCGCGATACGTTCAAAGTGCGCATCCATAAGTGACACAAGGCTATCATGCCCCATGTCGTTCAAAATCCGGCGCGCAGTCAATGCGCTGCGGAACCGTGGAACCGTTGGCACACTATGCCCCATCTGGCGGGCATGAAACCGCACAAGATGAATGCACGTTGCGGCTCTGGTCCAGTCGAACGGCTTGCCCTCAAATCGCGATTGCGTATTCCTGACAGCAAGAGCGCGGCGGTCCAGCTCTTTCATCGGGCATTCTCCAGCGACCTACCGCCCCCGCCTCCGAAACCACCGCCCCCGCCATTAACCGGCCCCGCAATGCCCCACGCGGTAGCGACCTGCAAGCCCGTCGCATTGGCATGGCCCAAATCACCCGGATAGCGTTCCTGATGCTCCGTATCGGAAAGCCCGTTGCCTGTGTCCAATTCAAAAAACCACTCAGCTTGCGATACGCAGCTAATCGAAATGCCGTATTCCGTCCGAGAATATCGGATCGAAGGTTGGTCAAGCTGCCCAAGGAAAAGCAGGTCATGAGTGCCGACAACCGCGTTCGTAGCCACGTTATATTCTGCCAGCCAAAGCCGAACTTGCGAACGCTGCAAAGCCCCTGCGGTCAATGCCGTAAATGCCACCGGCCCCGGCGGATTGAACGTTATATCCAGCGCCGGGATTTCTCCGCTTGCACCCTCACTCATACTGTCAATGCTGGCAATCGAACCTAACACGCTATCCCGCGCCGTGAATGTCCCGCCGTCGAACGTGATAAAGCCACCATCACACAGGCGCACGGTGCGATCAGGAAAGTCAATCCGCAGAAGGCCGATAAAGCCGTTCATGCGCTTTCTTCTATCGTAAACCCAAGCTGCACAAAATCACCTAGAAGCATGTCATATTGAATGTCGGTAACGTAGCCTTCAATAAACGGGTTTTTGAGATTTACCGGATCTCCATCGCCGAGCACTGCGCGAAGCGGAGGCCATATAGTCAGCGTCCCTTCGCCGCTCGCACCCAACCTAACGGGCGTAGTGACATTGTGTAGATAAACCGGCCCAAGCGCAGGACCGACATTAAGCCAATACCCTTCCCTTACAAAATGACCAGCCGTGCCACCTCTGATTGGCAAGCTAGTTCCTTCCGGCCCATTGCCATCTACCAACGTAAAACCGGACGAACCCTGGCTCACCCCCAATAACGGCAATTCAAGCCGCAACACCTCACCAATCGCGCGCTGCAACCGACTTACAAACACCTGTGCAACGCTGGCATGCATAAGCGGAAAGGAAACGTTTGCCGAATAATGATTGCCAGCGCGGTTAAGACGATCAATGGTCGCGCCAGTCGCGCCGCGCTGCATCAGTCCGCCGTCAACCTGCGTCATAGTCACGCCGTTAGGAGCTGGCACGGGGGGCAAGGCAATCATCCAACTCTCCGGCTCTGCATACGTGACATTTGCGACCGCGCGACATTGGCCCCGCCCTGCATGATCGCAGGGGAAGCTTGAACAATGCGCCCGTCGACTACTACATTGAAGTAGGGCGATGGCACGATCTGCGCAATGCTACCGCCCCCCATGCCAGACAATTCACGGTTAGGAATAACCTGCGAACCTCTCGGCAAATTCACCAACTCCGGCCCGCGCTCACCCACTTTTGCCAAGCCCCCCGGTGCAAACCGAGTTCCGTTCGCAAACCCCGGCACACTAGCGTTAATCCGCCCCTGCACACCTTTGCCAAACGCGCCAATCCCGCCAAGCTGCAAACCCAGATTAATTACACTACCCAGAATATCCAGAAACCCGCCGCCTTTTATAGCTTTCGTCATACGGTCAAGCGACTGCAAAGTGCGGTCCGCCATTTTCCCAAAGCTTTCGCTGACCGCCACAGCCGCACTTTCAGCGGTAGCCGCAAGCCCTTCCGTAGCATCGCCTACCAGCGCCCTGCCATTCTCAATACCAATCGCCAAGCCCTGAGCGATGTTCCTGCCAAATTCCATAAACAGCAGGGAGGGCGAATTGATGCCTAGAAATTCTCTCGCCTTATCTACACCAAAGCCAATTACTGACTTCAGCGCATCCCACACTGCCCCCGGCAATGCCTTGATGCCATCGACAATCCCGCGAATAATGTCTTTGCCCATCTGCATCAGGCCGGGGAAAAATTCATTAGCCACCGCAATCATGCCAGACACGGCAGTTTGAAAAATCCTTTTGGCAAACTCCCAAGCGCCAGAAAAATCACCCCGCAAAAGCGAGCTAATCAATCCAATGTAGTTTTCGATTTGCGCGGCGAAATAATCACGGAAAAAGCTAACTACAAAGCCAAGCTTATCCATTACCGCGTCCATTATCGGCTTGACGTTATCGTTATACCAGCCCGTCACAGCCGCAGCCACCGCGTCAATGACAGGCTGGATTTTATCCCAATTCTGCCACGCCAAAACGATGCCAGCAAGCACCGCTGCAAAAGCAAGGATAACCGGATTGGCCATTAACCCAAGCGCCGCGACTTTAATAGTCGCAAACGCCGCCGCCACGGCAGGCCCAATCGTAATCAAAGCACCAAGCCCGCTCGCCATCGCCCCGATCACAATAAGCGCCGGACCAATCGCCGCTGCCAATGCGGCAATCACGATAATTGTAGTTTGTGTGCCGCTATCTAGTGATAAAAACGAGTTAATAATCGGCGTAACGATTTTTTCGAGTTTCTCAAATGCGACAACAAGCCGCTCCCCAATAACCTCTTGCAACTCACGCCAAGCCTGCGCCTGGTCACCACCCGGCGCAGCATCACGCGCCGCCTTAGCCGCGCCGCCATATTTCTTTTCAAGCTCATCCAGGATCAGTCCCTGCGCCCCTGCGATATCGCCCGCGTCGGCCATCGCCTTGATCATTTTCTTCTGGTCTTCGGTAAAGGAAACGCTCACGCGCGACAACGCGCTAATCCCGGCAATCGGATCATTCAGAGCTTTGCCGAGAAGCACGGTGGAGGTTTGCAAGTCCTGACCCCGACGCTCCGACAGATCGACCGCGGCCTGCTGCACTCGGTCAAACTGATCACCAGCAATATTGCCAAACGTCAAAAGGTTTGCAGTGACTTTCTGCAAAATCTCGTCATCATCAAAATTTGAGAATGTTTGAAGCTGCTCCGCTGTTCTCTTTAATTCCTCCGCAGTCTTTCCACTAGCGCCCCCCATAGTCGAAAGCGCCTGTTCAACTTGAGCGAACGATTCCCGGCTCTGAATTGCAGCATCGAAAGCGGTCTTGCCAAAAATAGCGAGTGGGGCGGTTATGCCGATAGACAAGGTTTTGCCCATCTGTGTCGCGCCACGCCCGAAAGAGGCCATGCTCTTTTTCGCCCTGCCAAGGCTGCGGTCAAATTGCGCGCTTTCCAGCCCCAGCGACACAAGCAAGCTACCCAGCATTGTCGCCATTAGTCAGGCTTCCTTTCAACACGCCGGATCGTCATAGGCGCACCACGCGACTGAAACTCACGAAATACCTCTAGCATTTCATTAGGGGTTTGCGCAAGAGACTTAGCCCTCATCCGCCGCCGGTAAAAGTCAAGCGGCTTTAACTTGCCAGCCTGCGCCGCTGCCGAAAAAGACGCAACTGTATAAGCATCGACCAGCGCCGCGTCTTGATCATACTTGCGCCGCTCGATCACGCCATCAATAACCGCGCTATAAGTTGCTGGCGTTTGCGTCCAAAACGTATCCGGTGTTTGCCCCGCGCTCACCCAATCAGACAACAGCCTTAACGGCTTTAGCCTCTGCGGGGCTTCCGAGGGTTTGCCTTTCCCTCACCCCCCGTTGGCATAGCCTTGGTGATCGCCCAACCAACAATCTCCATGGCACCGTCAAGACTGATTGCGCCAATTACGTCACCGGCTTCTGCAATGGTAGTTTCAGGCTGCGCCGCCAAAAGCGACTGATGGAAAATTGCCCTCAAATCGGTAAATTTGATTTTGGAAGCAGCGCGCATTTGAGCCGCCGGATCATCCTTTTGGGCTTCGTCAATGCCGCCAAGGAAAGGTGCAACAAGCGAAAGGAACGGCTTGTCATACCGCTCCTCCAACTCACATATGGCGTTAAAGTCGAAACGGGCAATCCATTCAACACCCGCAACGTCAAACCGCTTTTCATCAACCGCCATTACAAAGCCTCAGCCTCATTGACAGCGCCAGTAAAGCGAATGGTCATGGTCGCAGTCATTCGATCATCAATCGGAATGCTGCGCTCGTAACCCTTTACGATGCACTCGCCCGTGATTTCCCACAAGCCAACGTCCCCATCGGGAATTGCAATCTTGTAAGAACGGGCAACACCATCCGTAATCGCGGCACGGATCAGAATGTCAGTAGCAGAACCCGGCACGTAATTCATCTCGAATGTGCCTTCACCGTATTCAATCAGGCCAGTGATATATTCGCGGTAACGGTTCGGGGACTTGAAGTGAGTTGCCTCGACATCGTCAACCTGCGGATTAGGCGGGGTGACTGCAAAAATTTCCGCAAGCTCGGTAAGCGCCCCAAGCGCATCATCAAGCCAAAACTGTGTGCTCCAACCGATCAATGCGCTCGTCATTTATTCGCTCCTATGCCAAAATCGGGCATCAATACTGTCTCTATAAACTACCCCGGTTTCGCTATGTGAATTGAGATTGCGCACCGTATCAACGAACGCCCGATCAAAAATCACACCACTAACCGTAACAGCCGGGACTATAGCCGATATGACAGCCTCACGCAAGGATGCGACTTGCGCAGCAGAAACCCCGTAACAGTCTATTTGAACGCCAGTAAACCGGCTATCAATAAACCCCTTAAACGACTGCGGGCGAGCACCGCCCACAAGCGTTAGAACGATAGACGGATAAGCCTCACCTTGCGGCCTGGCACCCCAATTGATACGGGAGCCGACAATATTTGCAACAGGTGCTGCGTTTAGCAATCGAATGCGAAGCGCGGCCTCCATTACAGCGCCCTCGCAGCCAAGCGAGCCGTTTTCTTAGCAGCCCGTGCACGGGTCTTTTCAATTTCGGCGCGCAAATCATCGGCCAGTCGGTTTAACGCCTCATGTTTAGTCAACTCAAATGCGGGCCTGCCAGCGGGTTGCGCCGGGTTGCTCTCATTCCCAAATTCTTGAACCGGCCCATAGATGCGAAGGCGCTTGTTTTCGGATTCGTCAATGCCGACAAACATGGCCGCAACACTTCCGCGCAGTTGCCTTTGAACACCCTTAACAGCTTTCCCGATCTTTATTGAACGCTTCAGGTCACCATCACCCACGGGCGCAAGTTGAACCCACTTATCCCTGATAGGCTCAGCTGCGCGCTTCAAAGCGCGCTCGGCAGTCCGCTTTGCAGTGGTGCGCTTACCCAAATCAGCAAGGGCCTGCTCTAATTCGCGTCCGCCTTCAAACTTGACCACATTCATAAGGCATCGCCCTCATCATTCGCCACGCCCACACACTCAATCCAGCGCCGCCTACCTAACTCGCTAACCGACTTTAAGTCGTAAAGCCTGCCAGCGTAACTAATCCTGTCCGCAGGCGTAATCGTCCGCGTCACGCTGTCGTCACGAAGAACAAACGTCATTGGCACAATCGCGTCAATGCCCTGACTTTCAAATACCTCACGCGAACGTGAAGTGATGCGCTGCGCCTTCCGAACGGCAAGCGTTGCCCACGCGCCCGGTGTAGCCTGGAGGCCGTCATCCACCGAATCACCTTGGCGCAAAATGGTAACAATGCGGTCAAGTGCGCCCGCCCTCATGCCGCCATCCATCCAATGCGCCATCGGTTAATCAGGCTTTCGACTGCGAACGGAACCGGCAACATTGTCTTATCAGCAACAGCCTCGCGGTTTTCAAACCAGTTAGCAATCATCATCAAAGCGGCGCGCTTAATCCCCACCGGAACCACATCCATGCCAAGCTGAAAGCGAAACGTCACCGCGTCCGCACGATCAAACAACGCAGGCCACGTAAAACCATCGATAGGCTCAAGATAAGCGTAATCCTCATTCGCCACCAATCGAAACTGATTAACATTGACCTGTTGTTCAACGCCCGCTTCGTCAAAGTAAACCACCGATTGAAGCGCCTTTACTGGCACAACAGGAATAGCAATCTTGTCGGCAGGGACATAGCGCAGCGAATACGCCCAAACTTGTTCCCCCAGCGCCTTTCCAACCATGCCTTCCGGCCCGTCAAGCATTTCGGTCGCCACATCAATCAGCGCGCCGATGTAAGCGTCCCGGTCGTTGTCGATATACTCAAGGTGCGCCTTGGCCTCGTCCAGCGTCACAATATCCGCAGGCACCCCAACCCGAACAAGCAGGTGCGCGGGGTGCATCAAATACGGATCGGCCATTACTTAGCCGCCTTTTCAACCTTCGGCTTGCGCACGGCGCGCTCCACCTTTTCTTCGCGGATATACTCGGCAAAGCCCGCAAGCACCAGCCGCGAAGCCTCGTCCGCGCTGCACTCGTATTTTTCGCCCACTTGAAAAACACCGGCAGGCCCGCCGAGACTAGCAAGAAGCTTGATTTGCATGAGAACCCCTCAAAGGTAAAGGGGCGAGCCGTAGCCCGCCCCGATCACGTTAGGCAGCAGCGGTGATCATATGCTTCACGGCTGCGGTATCGGACAGTTCCCCGTCAAAGCGGATGTAACCGGCAACGCCGAAGCCGGGCCAGAAATCCTTGTCCTGCAAAGCACCAATCAGAGGATCGCCAACCTTGCGCACGTAATACCTGCCAAAGTCGCCAAACAACATGACACGGGTGGCAGCAGCCGCTCCGGGGATCGACGCAACCGCCTGATTGATGTTGTAGCGATAGCCTAACAACGTGCCGGGAACGTCCTGTTGGACATTGCCCATCTGCCAAAGGTAGTTTCCTTGGCCGTCCTTCAGCTTGCGGATAACAGCAAGGGTGCTGTCATTAAACATGAATCCCACCTTCGGACCGAAGCGATAAGCCGGGTTAACCGAATGCATCAGGTCGATGATTTCATCAGCGGTAATTGCCGTGGTGCCAGCAGTCGTCTTGCCTAGGCTGGACGCGGTGACAACGCCGTTCGGGGCGCTAGATCCAGTGCCAGTCGTAAGCTGCGCGTTGGCAACGCGGCCAAGGCGCTCACCAAGCAGTTCGCCAAGCAGAGTTTCCATTGCAAAAATGCTGTCATCAGCAAGCTCCTTGGACACGCGCAGCCACTCGGTGTTGTAAGCATAGCTTTCCAGCACCTTCTGGCCAAACACAGCATCAGCGCCGCCGTCATCAGTCAGCGTGGTGCCCTGCGTATGGGCGACAACAGTGGACGATTTGGAAACGTCATTCACTGTCGGCATGGTAAGCTGATTGCCCGAATTCGTAGGGATAACAGTCGCTACGGTTTCGTCATACATGGGCCCCCATGCTGCCATCGACTTCACAAGGATCGATAGCAATTCAGTGGGGATGGTGAAACCACCAGCCGAATTGGTAGTGGTTTGCGCGCGCAGTTCTCCCTGCGGGATATTGGTGCGGCGCTTTTCCAGAACCGAACGGGCTTCTGGCGAAAGAGCGCCGATCTGGCCTTCTGCGCGGATATACTCGTAAAACGCCGAGCGATAATCTATGCCTTCACCATCATCGCCAGCGGGGGCCGAGCCGTTTTCAACCGGACGCCTTGCAGCACGGGCACGTTCTTCGGCTTCTTGTGCGCGGGCCTCAAGTTCGGCGTGTCGTTGCTCACGCTCGATAGCGGCCTGCGTCTTGTCAAAGTCTGACATGATCGCGTCATGACGCGCCTCAAGTTCAACCGCGCGGGATTCGTCGGTGTTATTGCGGATTTCGTCGAGCGCATCGGTTGCCTTCGTGCGCAGTTCTCCCAGCTTTTGCTGATATTCGGTAAGGGATGCCATTTGAATCACTCCATAAATTGAGACTAACCGGGAGTAAGCACCCGTCGGGCCTCCCGCATGGAGCGGGGCAATGGATGACCAATAAATAGGCAGTGCCTAAATGTCAAGCACCTATCCCGCGCACCTTGTGAGCCATTTCTGCCTTGCGCTTAAAATAGCCTGAAACCTTTTGCGACTTGACAGCCCTGTCAAGCGAGCGCATCGCCAGTTCCGTATCGACATAGGCGGGCCAAGTTACCGCGCTAACCTCACGCAACTGCACTTCATGAATTGACCGCTGCGGCGGATTGCTCGTTTCGTCCCATTCGTCATGGGTAACGCGAAAACCAAACGACATCCCGTCAATGTCCCCGCGCTCGATAAGAGTGGCGAGATCACGTCCATCGCCTGTATCCGGCAAGTCAATCTCCACCGCAAGCCCGCGCTCGTCCTCTACCAACCGCAGCGTTCCAGCCTTTGTCCTACCAATCACGCGCCCGCTGTCATGGTCGATCAGCGCACGAACGTCAGCGTCCTTGAGCGTATTAGCAAACGCCCCCGGCATAATGCGTTCCACAAACGAGCCGCCAATGTCAGCATCAGAATTAAACACCGCCGCATAGCCGCGAAGGGTTTTATTTTCACCATGCGCCCGAAATTCGGGTGATTCCGTTACAGAACGCCGCTCAAGCTGCATTGTCGCTTCCTTCATTAACCGCCGGGGGAGTAGGGGCAGGCGGTTCAACCCCATCACCATCAATCGGCACTGTGGCACCCTGCATAAACAACTTATCACTACCCTCGACAAACGGAAGATTTTCCCGATCACGCGCCTCAGCAGGCTGCAAAATGCCGGTTTGAACCCCGCGCGCATAGCCTTCCATACGGGTTTTGAAATCGCCGCGTAAAAGCCCGTCCATATTCATTTCAGCATAAACGCGATTAGACCGATAGCCAAACAGCTTCAGGTTCAACTCTTGCTCAAACTGCTCGACCCAGCTTTTCAGGGTGTGCTTGACGAAGTGCAAGTCCTGCTGCTCGGTGTTGCTAAACGTGCCGTGCGTCAAGTCCTGCAAAAACACCGGCGGCAGATTGAATAGACGTGCAATTTGCTCAATACAAAACCGCTGCGTCTCAATCATCTGTGATTTTTCGGGATCGCTGCCAATCGGCTTAATCTCCAAACCCTGCGGCAAAACCAAAGCCTGCCGCTTATCCTTGGCCGCGTTGCGAACGGCGCCCTCAAGGTCATTCGCAGCGCGCTTCATTGCCTGACTTGTCTGGAAAGTCCCGGTTACAGCAAACGGGGGCACACCACCATTCGCGAGAAAGCGGCTCCCGTAGTTCGTCACTGCTACAGCCAGGCCGATTGCATCCTTACCCAGCATCAAAGGTGAGCGCGCGGTTAGCCCGTCACTCTTGAGCATAAACGGAACGTCAATAACATCTGTCGCCGCATAGGTGACATTACGATTATTCTCACCCTGATAGTTGTAAAATTTGCGACCATCGCGCCGGGTAACCTTGGTTTTCAGCGCCGCCATAGGCCAGATGGCAATGGGCGATCCGCTAGGCCCGCGCTCAATATAGGAAAGCCCGCGCCCATGCACAAAGACGGACTGGAAGAATTGCTTGCGCCAATCAAATGACGAAGTTTCGGAATTGACCGCATAGTGCAACATGTCGGACAGAATGCCCGACTGCTTTTCACGACCCGCCCGCGTCTTGCGGTAAAGCCCAAGGGGAAGCCCCGCTAACGTGCCAGAGAGAAACTGCGTTGCCGCCAGAACCGCAGGAACGCCTAACGCGCTGTCAGCTGTAACGACAATATCGCTTGCCGAGCTATTCCAGTCCAGCCCCATCGCCGCGAAAAAATCCTCGCGCGATTGCGTCACGGTTACATTGCGTTCTTCGCTAGGCGGATCGGCTGCGCGCGTTTCCGCAGGCAAGCCAATAAGCGTTTCAAGCCACCCCATCAGATATCCGCCAAACTGAAATTCGGGTCAACATCCCAAGGTGTAGGCGCGAAGCCATCATCAGCGACAGCTTCGACGCCGCAAGCCATCGCCAAAGCCACGATACCGTCAATGCGCCCCGTCGCCTTCACCTTGTCTAACTTCCTATTGCCCGCAGGATCACTTACAGCCACGGCATTAGCCGCACACATACTTAGCACAGGATGCCCCCCATGCGCAACACGCGCCTGCAACAGGTCCGCCTCCAACGCATCCAACGCAGGTGACATGGACTTAAAGCCCTGCCCGAACGGTTCTAGTGGCAGGTCAACCCCCTGCACTTCCAATGCAAGATTCATCCTGTCCATTCGCCAACGGTCAAAGCCAATCTTGGCCACGTCTAGCCCCGCCGTTATCTCGCCAATATCCCGCGCGACAAAGGCATAGTCGATAACCTTGCCCGGAGTAGTCCTCAGCAACCCGTCCCGAACCCATACATCATAGGGCGCTCGGTCACGCCGCGCCGCCTCATACACGCTTTCGCGCGGCATCCAGAAATAGGGCCAAACGTGCAACACGCTATCAAGCCGCGCCGCCATAACAAAAGCGGTCAAGTCAGTTGTGGCGGACAAGTCCAGCCCGCCATAGATAATCCCGCGCGGTTCACCAGGTTCGACGTTGCAAGCCTTCCAAATGCCGGGGGACACAAAAGCCGCAGTCATGTTGCGGCGCTGGTTTAGTGTCAGGACACGAAAAGTGTTTTCCGTCGAAGGCATACGCGCAGCTTGCTTCGCCTGCTCTTCAACATCTTGCTCGCTGCGAAACAATCCCAACGCCGGGTTTGCCGCCTTCCATGCTTTTCGATCTTGTAACTCGCAATCATCGGGAGCTGCATACAAGTGACAAACAATAGACGGGTCATTGGCTCGCACTGCATCATCAAGCCAAATACTCATTAGGTCGGCATCGGTCGGGGCTTGTGTGCTGATAACGATTAGCAGCGGGTTTTCATGCGCGCCCTGCGATGTCGTGATCGCATCTACGAAGTCATTTTGAGGCCCCTTGACCTGCCCCATTTCATCAAGAATAGCCAAGACAGGCGATAGACCATGCGCGGTTTTGCCTTCCGCAGCCAGTGCCTTGTATTCGGTATTCATGGGCAGGCCAATCAGCCGCTTGCCGCTCGGCACAATGCGAACAATCTTTGACAGTTCCGGCGATAACTGCACAATCTTTGCTGCCAGATTAAACACCAGCGCGGCCTGATCTCGGGAAAGCGCACCGCTCACAATCTGACTGTTTAAGCGCGCTTCCGGGCCTACCAAATGCGCCAACAGCAAACATGCGATTAACGCAGTCTTGCCGTTTTTCCGGCCCACACTCAAGTAAGCGCGGCGGGTGCCGTGCGGATTATCAAACACTTCGAGAATAAACCGGCGCTGAAAATTGGCCAGTTTAATAGGCTCACCTACACTAGCCCCCTCAGGGACCATGCAATACTTTTCCACGAAGGCAACAATCTTTTCCCCTCGCGTCAATGCGGTCTCGCAATCAATTCGTCACCAAGGTCGGTTTCAATCCCCTTGGCAATGTCTTTCCTGCCTTTCGCGTTTCTGTTATCATCGCCATTGCGCGCGCGCGCGTGAAGCGCCAAACTGCGCCGGAACGAAAGCACGTCACCAGCAAGCCCCTTCACAATCGTAGCCCTGGGATTGATGACAGGTGTGCCGCGCTCGCTCATGCTGGTAAAGCCCTCACCCCGCAATAGACGCTGCTCGCTCTCAAGGTTAGCCATAGTCCGCGCTAGCATCGCCGCAATCTCTATTGCATGTTCCGTCCACTCGGCCCGCGCAAACTCCTCGATCACGCTTTCAAAAAATGGCCAGTCGCAATCGTCAAGCGAAACATGCGCAGGCGGGGCAATATGCCGAGTGCTGCCCTGCATGATTTTTACCGCCGCCGTGGTGCTGTCAATGCGCTGCTTACGTGGCATTCAATAAAATCCAAAGGGAACAGGGTATAACGTTAAAAAAGAGG